CATATTGGCGTTATCGTCTGATTCTACCCTGAAGTCATAATCACCACTATCTTCATTGAATACTACATTTCCAGCATCTTGTGTGAACGTGCCATCAATATCTGTATTGTCTAAGTTTGCAGTTCCGTCAACATCTAAGTCTGTACCAACAAATAGTTTTTTTGCTATACCAACTCCACCATCTATAATTGTAGAACCACTGGTTGAATTAGTAGCATCTGTTGCGCTATTAACTGTTAATACACCAGCGGCTGATATAGTCAGTTGATTACTTGAACCTATTGTAGTAACTCCAGAAGATGAAGCAAGGCTTGCTGCTCCAGATACACCAAATCCTCCACTCACGTCGAGAGTAACGTTCGGTGACGCTGTGCCAATTCCCACACGACTGTTGTCACTTTCTACAACTAATGTAGTAGAATTAACAATAAAATCATCACCAGCTCCACCACCTAATGAAAATGTAATACCTCCCTCTTGTGCGTCTAGCTCAATAGCATCAGAACCAGTCCCAGCTGAAATAAGTTGAACTTGTTGTGTTCCACCTCCTGCTGCCCATATTTGAATGGTTTTACCTGAACCAGTAACCTTAAAATTTGAATCATCGGTTCCATCAATAGAAACTACAGCACCATCTATTGTTACAGCACCACTTGCGTTTAAATCATAAGCTGCAGTATCTATATTAAATTCTGTTGCAGAGTTTAAATCAACAGTAGGAGCGGTTATATCTAATGTTGTTCCAGCGTTTATTTCTAAGTGACCATTAGCTGAAGCGTATATTTCTTCACCGCCTCCAATATCGTGGAACTTTAATTTGGTTGTAAGTAAAAGACCAAACTCGTCTTCTGATGAATCGTAAAATAATCCTTCATTAGTAGTAGCACTATAAACTCTTACATCCGCCCCAGTATCATCAATACCTATAACTAGGCCTTGATTAAAGTGCCATGAATTATCGTCATTTTCCCAGAGTATAGTTTTATCACTATCGCTGGATTTAAGAGTAATACCACCACCATCTACTGCTGCATCATCACCCTCTGAACCGCTAGGTGAATGTGCCAGCTCAATCATTTTGTCATCTACCTGCATAACGGTAGAATTGATAGTAGTAGTTGTTCCGTTTACTGTAAAATTACCACCAACTACAAGATTACCAGATATATCGACTGCTCCGTTTATATCAATATTTGTTGCTGTTAAATCAATCTCAGTACCAGCTGCAATACCTAAAGTACCGTCACTAACAGAGTATATATATTCTCCACCATTATCTCTAAACGCAGCTTTCCCTCCGCCAGCAATTAATAAATCTGTACCGTCAAATGTTAAATTTCCTTCTCCAATGATTGTATTCGCATCAGACCAAGTTGCTAATTCATTATCAGCACCTGATGCATCGGTATCAACTAAGGTACTACCCCAGACCCTAGAATCAATTTCGTCTGTTTTTAATAACCCACTACTATTAACAACAACTACAGTATTGTCTGTATCAGCTCCTAAGCTTCCAGCGGTTATTGTACTGCCAAAAGTAGATGCTCCAGCAACGTCTATAGTTCCGTCAATATCTGTATTACCGCTTATATCAAGCGTAGCTGCATCAAGCTCTCCAGATATAGTAATATTAGTACCACCAGTAATTGCACCGCTCATTGCAACAGCGCCATTAATATCTATAGTAGTTGCATTAATCTCAACTTCAGTATCAGAAGTGATATTTAATACACCGTCAGATGATTGATTTATATATGTACCAGTATCGCCAAATTCTAGGCGATTGGTACTAGTCATCATTAATGCATCAGTAGCAATAGTGAAACTAAAAGTGGTTCCATTATCTCCGTCTTTTACTGATACGTGTGTAGTACCATTACCACCGCCATCATTATCAACATGTAATAACTGTTCATATGAGGATGCAATGGATTGACCTGTTAAAGTTGCCATAATAAAACCTTATATATTTTTTGTTTAGCCCCGATATACCATAGCGAAATCGCCTGACGCAACAGTCACAGAAGACCATCTGCCGTAAATTGTTTGACCTTTCAGCACTGTTATACTGCTTAAACTATCCCAAACATCTGTATCTGCTGATGTTGCACTGATTTCACAATCAGTACTCAATGCTTGTATTGCAATATAAGTGTCGGAATTAACTGTAGCATTAGTAACATAGTCTGCTCCAGCCTGTCCTAACTGTATATTGTTAGCTTCGCTAGTTGAATAACTGCGTATACCCATTTTATTTCTCCTTATTAATTTTCATTACGCTATAGCACCCATAACTTCTACACCAACCGCTTCTCCATTACCAGCAGCCCATAGAGTTGGTGTTACAGTATCTGACCCATATGGTAAAATAATTGCTTCACCCGGCCCCAATACTGCTACGGTGGTTGCATCTGCTATAGTTGCTGCCATAGTAATTTTTACATCAACTTCTGATACAGTTGTTCCGTTAGATAAAAATCCAGAATGCTTTATAAAGACAAAGTTAGCACTTGTAAAAGTTCCAAGTGTTACTGCTGTTTGTCCAACTGCATAATTAGTACCTGCAGCTACAAGCGTTGCGTTTCCTGAACCATATCCTACCGTAGAACCCCATGTATGGGCTATACTACCATTTCCGCCTAAACTTTTTCCAACATCTGCAGCTATAGAATCAGTGTTAGCCTGACCTTCTCCAGTGGTATGTGTATGTACTGGAGTTGCGCTTACTGCAAAGTCTACTCTACTTGCCATAATTATCTCCCCATTAATAGTTGTAAGCCTTGGCTATATTCAGCTTTTAATTGTGCATACTGCCCCTGTTTCCATTGATAGTCCAACTGGTACTGGGACATGTTTTGAGTATATTCCTGAACCTCTTTTGATACATTAGCCTGATACTCACTTAGTTCGTTTTGAAATTTTTGTAGTTTAGAAGAATATTCACCCTGCTCTTTTTGAAGCTTAAGATTGGCTTCTTGCTCTGCTTCTCTTGCACTTAGCTGTGCTTGCTGTATAGCTTCTTGCAGTTTTGCTTGGTACTGAACATTTGCTTCATTGAATTCATTTAATGAATCTTGAACCTTAGATTGAAACTCAGATATTTTTAATGGAGTAGCTGATAGTCTAGTTTGAATTTCATTTGCATATCCAGATGCTTCAGCGAGAGCTGCATTAATTTCTTTTACTCTCATATCGCCAATAGCTACCCATTCTCCTATATGAGCTTGTGCTCTTTGAAGCTCTGCCTGTACTATGGCTAAATTTCCTTGTAATAATTCTAAATCTTCTGCTTGCAATAAGTCGTGTGCATCATAACTAGACGCAGGTTTATTAGATTCAATTAATGCAGATACTTTATCTAGCGCATCCTTAACTCTTGTCAGTTGAGAATTTGTAGTTGTGAATGTATCTTCATCTCCAAATACAGATTCATCAGCTGACTCAAATTTATCTGCGGCTGTTTCAGCTTGATCTACAGCGTCCTTTAATAATCCAAGCGCAGTTGTGATAGAGCTTCCTTGAGTCGGATATTCAGTTGCCCACGCTATTCCGCTTATTGTTGTTGTTGGTGCTGTATAAATTGGTGGAACACCTAAATTATTTATTGTAGTAGATGATATATCTGGGCTTGTAAAACTTGGTGATTCTGGAGGTACAGGGGCAACTGATGATATAGAAAGATCAGATAGACTAGAAGATTTATCTGCCATCAATCTTTGTAAGCACCTTACTGCGCTTCCAAGTATAAGTAAATGTTCTGCTTCCAGTGGAAAATTGGCTACTGCATCACTTCCATTTGATATAAGGGCACTACCATTATGTGTTGGTAGTTTTGGTACATAATGCATTACTCCAGCTGTGGGGCCGCTTCCAGCTGCGCCATTTAAATAAATTGTTTCAGCCTCTACATAATAAACTGGATTTGTATCGGTAGCTGCATAAATAGAAGCAGTGTCATTATATCTTGCTTTCTGATTTGCTGGAATTTTTCTAACTGGAAGATCATCTTTATCTACTGCTAAAACTCTTTTATCTGCTACGCTTAAACCGCTAGATGAAACCGCTACAGCTAAAGCTGATGACAATAGTGCACTATTTGGAATAGCACGAATTATCTCACCACCTATATCTATAAGTGATTGAGTAATAAGAGCATCGTCTCCAACGCTGCCGATAAGGTCTTCTACTTGTGTTTTAAAATCTGCCATTAGGAAATTGTCACCTCCGTAAATACGATTGGTATTCTAAAGTCCATAACAATATCTTCCCAACTTGCAGTAATTTGATCCCAACTTCTACCACCAGCATCTACAAAATATTCCGCAGAATCTGACATTGAAGTATGTGTACTAACTTCATCCATTAATAATCATATCCTTTAATGTTTATGGCAGCACCATCTCTGCCTGTATTTGCGTATTTCTTGCCTTCACGAATACACATCTCCCACTGTTGTCTAAAATAACCAGCCATTTGTATGGCTTCAGGTTTGGTTTCATAACCTTTCATAATTGCATACTGAGCCAGTGCATCATGAAACTCATCTGGTATTGCGGATGATTCAGTCATATCTATTCCAGTTCCACTAGTACCAGCTATAAAATTCTCATCATTCTTTACAGCAAATATAGTTACTGTCTTGCTGCCCGTGGGGCCAGTAAACTCTGATGCTGGACTATTACCAGTTACATTCTGTGTTGCAATAGCTATGCCATCACGTTCTATCCAGTAAACTTCGTCCTTTGTTCTGCTATATGCCATTATGTTAAATCCCTAACCTCTGGTCTCCCAGACAGCCTGTATATATCATATCCGTCAAAATCAACTGAAAGAACTTCCAGTATAGCGTCATCAAGAGCATAGTAGCGTTGGTCAGCTACTGTACTGAATGTATAGGCTGTTGTTAAAATTCTTGTCCTTCTGCAAAACTCATCCAGTGCTTTATTAAGGAAAATACGTATTTGCGTTTCTCCCAGCTCTGGATGGTGCTGTTGGACTGTTTCTATTAACTGTTTTTGTGTCATAGTATCCCAATCCGAGGGGAGACGTTACTCTCCCCTCGAGTTAGTTTTCGTTAACTTGCGTCGACAGTGGCTTTTGTTGAACCATTGCAATACCAGTTACTTCCATCACAAAAAATATCAATCGTATCATTAATTGCGCCAGCATTTAATGTAAGCGATGATACTGTTTCGTGTATGTCTCTACCAGTATTTGTTGCATGATCTGTTCCATAGCTGCCATGATAGTATATTTTACTTGCACCACCACTTATAACATGCTCACTATCATCTCCTGAAATAACTTTACAGGAAAATCCTTTGTAAGCATTTGCTATAGTAGGAAGTGTAAGTGTTATTGCAGAACCAGATAAAACAAACGCTTTACCATGATCTGCAGGAACTATACTATAAGCTGCTGTTTTACTTTCAACAGAAGCGCTTGAACCACCTAAGTAAGGTCTAGCCATAATTGACCTCCTTAACTAATTTTAAATAGATGATGACTTTCCATAAGGGATATACCAACACCTTCATCGGAAAAGTATTGATCTTTTACTCCATCAAAAGCATTATCAGTTTTAATATTAGTTTGGTACATAGGTGAACGATATTGAGCATGGAACAGGTTCTCTTCACTTACAGCAAGCATATACTTATTGTAAGGGCCACGTAATGCAGGAGTTGGAATTAACTGAAGGATACCATGAGGCGTTTCAAGGATTTTATAATTAAATCCAAGAGAGTCTCTTTTCATATCACTCATATTAACTGTCCAACCAGAGCTACCAGCCATTCCAGTGTTACCAGCTATTTTAGACCAATATCCTAAAGCACCAGCACCACAGAAAGCTCGCTTAACACCAGCTTCTGGTACATACTGGAATACTTTTTCCATATCGTCTACAAAATCGCTATAACTGTAACTAGCTTCAGTAATGCTGAATACGTTCTGATAATCATAAGAACCAGATTCGCCATATTTATCCATAGCACTTACAATACCATAAGTTGTACGGATAACATTTCCAGATGCATCTGTTCTTCCATCATCAGCAAACGTTTCATCTACGTTAGAAGCTTTATTACCAGCATCATATGCAGATTCTCCTAAGCCAGTTCCACTATCACGCTGTCCAAAAAGGAATGCCTTTTCTTTTTGCATTTTGTGTTCTTGACTTTTTTGTGCACGTAAACGTGCCAACTCTGAAGATTCACCACGTAGTGATGCTGCTAAAAGAGTTCCAGTAATTTGCAAAGGAGTTTTAAATATCTGTGAAGAATTATAAACTACTTGCAATTCATCAGCCCAAGCTTCAGGTGCTGTCATACCTTCACCCTGTGCATTACCAATTACATAGTTAATACCATCATCTGGTAAAGCAAATGCTGCACCTGATAAAGATTTAACTGTTAGTTCTGGAGTTGAAGAAACTGCAGTAACAACTGCGGTTCCTAGCTTACTTGATTCAGCTGCATTCCAGCATTCGATTACTAATCCAATCCAAGAATCATCTGGAGTAGAAGCTAATCCAACAATACCGTCAACTGGTAATGATCCAAGACCAGTATCATTGTCTGGCACTGTTCCCGGTGTTCCTTTATTCCATAGGAACTTTTGTTTTACCCAAGGATTACGATGTTCAAACATCTTAAAAATTGGGTCTGGTACTTTACGCTGTTCTCTATTTGAAATCACCGTAGTAAACGGTGCTACGTCAGTCCATAGTTCTTTTACAACTTGAGGGGTAACGTAAAAATTCCGTCTATCGGTATAGAGAACTCCAGCGGAGCCACCATTATACATCGACTTTAATGTTTCAGCCATTGTATTCTACCTTTCTATCTTTTTAAAGAGAGTAAGCCTTGATTAAACAGGTCTTCATCACTTTTAGGTGATTCAGATGTGCCAGTCTCAACCGCTGCTGATCTTGGCATTGATAAAACCTCTTGAGATTTCATCATATCTTGTTTTTTCTGCTCTACCCTTGCGTCGGGCGCATCCTTCATCATATAGAGTTTTATAAGATGATCAACAGTTACGTTCTCAGGGTTACTTGCCCAATTGACGAAAGCACCAGCTTTGGTTTTACTCAAGCCAAATCCATTCAT